AATAGATTCACGGTAGCCGCCACTTGAGAAGTTTGTGACTTCGACGTCATCGGCTTCAAATGCGATTGTTACTTGTGCAACGTTTGCGCTGATCGTCCCGCCAGCGAAAACCACTGTGGGACTTGTTAATACTTGCTTTGCCATAGTTGGCTCTCCTTAAGCGATAACCTTAACGGCGAACTCCGCCGCAAGGTAAGTGACGTCAGCAACGCTGACTTGGTTGTAGTTGCGCAGGGATGTAACTCGGCAGTCAAATGCTGCGCCGCCGAGAGTTCTGTTTGATTCGATGGCGGCTTTGATACTTTGCGCGCCGGTGCCGGAACAATATGCATCTAGTTTATTCTGTGCAATTCTTTCATCAACACGGCCAACAATGACCATGACGCTGAATTCATATTCATCGCCGCCGCTGCGAGCAAAGGCGAGGTCATAAGTGATGGACGCCGGCATGACCACTGCAACAGGTGGGTTGATCTGATCGGGCACTGTTGCCGCGGTGCGCAGCCCTGACACCGTTGCAAGGTTGGTGGCGATGGCGGTGCGCAGAGTTGAAATATCAGCCATTAGTTTGCCGCAATCTTTTTGAATGGTCGAATGAGCATCGCAACATCGGGGTCAACTTTGCCCACTCTAATGGCGCCCATGTCGCCAAAGCCAGCTACGCCTAGCGGAGAATCAAGGCGCTTAAAAATTCTTGACGCCTGAATTACTGTTGCCTGGGTAACTTGAATGGGTGTTGGTGTAAATCCGTAAACCCCTTGAATTCGCACCGTTGCCTGTCGTTTGTAAATCGGCAGCAGATAGTCACCAACCATGCGCAGGCGCGAGATGGGAAAGGCGTTGCCGCTGACCCGCTGGTTCAAAGGTTCGGTTTGGAAATCAGTAACGGCAAGCGTGATCAAATATGTTTGCTCACCGGCGTCATCTAACTTGACGCTGACAATGCTGGTGAGGTCATCAACGTCAACGACATAATCATCATTTGGTTGAAAGTCGCGGGTGGCTGTTCCTGAACTGAAAAAGTTTCGATCACACTCGGCGTCAATCATTCGGCTTGCTGACTCCACTGCCATTTCCAACAATGAATCGTCAACTGAATCAGTGATGCGCACGGCAGCTTTAATCTGGGTCAGAGTGCAATAGCCGTTTGTTATTGCCATTGTGTCTCCTCGTAAGCGTTGTGAATGTGGGTGATGACTGATGTTTCGGCAAACCAATGTGGCAGTCTTTGATTTGGCCAGTGGCATGTTGCCGGGGGTTGGTCAATGTGTAGCGGCACGATGTCATTGCGAAACATTCCTAATAACTGCATCGGACTTAGCGCCAGATGTGTGCCGATGTCGTAAGTAGCCACAGGTGCGGAAATGGCGGCCATGTAAGCGTTGCAAACATCGTCTGTGTGTATGAAGTCGCGGGGCTGATCTGAGGCCGCTGAGAGTGCCTTAAATCCCGTCAAGTGTTGCACCAGTTGTGGGATGAATCCACGGTCGTCACGCTCTGCATTGCCATAAACACTGTACAAAGTCAACGTGGTGTGACCTGCAAACATTGTCTGTTGGGCTGCCTTGGTGCGAGTGTAGAAAAGTGACTGCGCATCAAAGCCGGCATGTTGCCACCAAGTGCCGGTGTTGATCACGGGAATGCTGTTTGTCTCCGACCAACTCACCAAGTCCTCATTGAAATAAGTGAAGTTGGTGCAGGCTTGCCCATCCTTTGGATTAGGTGCCGCCAAGTGAAAGATGACATCGGCGCGCAAGTCTTGTGGGATGCCCCTGCCAATCGGCGTGAAGTCAATCCCGGCTTGTGTTAAATGCGCCAACATTGCCTGACCAAGGTGACCACTTGCCCCGGTCACTGCCACGCGCATGACTAAGCCGCCACCGAGACAAAGTTCCACGACAATGCAGACTGGGTTGGCTCAATGTCTAGCATCGTCAACAACTCTGACCACACCGCAGGAACGTCAACGCTAGGGTCACTCGCGGCGACAAACTCATTGACATGATCGCACCCAACAACAATGGCTGGCGTTGCGTGAACCTTGACTCGCTTGCACCCGGTGTAGGCAAAGGCTGGGCCATAAAGTGTTGAAGCCTTAGCCTTTGCCAGCTCGATATCCAAGGCGCTACGGCGCAGCACGTTGGCGCTGATCAGTGTCGCCGCGATCATGATGCCAGGTTGTGCCGCCTCGATCTCTGCCGGTGTTCCCACCATGCCAGCTGCGCCGGTTGGTGCCTTTTGACTCAACAGAATCAGGCGGTCAATGTCAGTGTGTTCAATCTCGTTCAAAATGTCAGCAATAGCATTGGGCAGGATCACGTCATCATCTGAGATCATCCACAACCATGCACCGCTGCCAATGGTCAGGCCACGTTCCAAGTTGGCAACGCCGCCAGTGTTTGACGGTTGGTGCAGGTAAGTCACCGTGCAAGGTGCGTTGCTCAGTAAGCGCAACGGCGCCAATGCGGTTTGGTCGGGGCAGTTGTCGGACACGATCAATTCAACCTGGTTGGTCAGCTGCGGTGCCAGACTTGCAAACAGGTCAGCAATCTCAGGGCGACGATATGCCGGGACGTAGATAGTGAGTTTCGGTTGTGCCGTTGACTTGGCAATGATCGTGGTTTTTGGTTGCACAACCTTTGGCGTCTTGGCTAATTCTTTGAGATATGGTCGCCAGTACTTTTTCCACACACGGTCAGCGTCGTACTCAAGTGCATGTTTGCGGGCTTTGTCGCTGCGACCCTTGCCGCGTGAATAAGCCTTTTCCAATGCGTCAACAATGCTGGGAATGTTCGGTGTGGCAAACCACGCCAACTGTGTGCCGTCCCAAAAGGGTTGGTTCTCTGTCAGCCATCCATCACCCAGCAACTCGGGTGATGCACTGAAGTCGTTGGCAATCGCAACGGTGCCGCAAGCCTGCGCCTCGAGCAAAGTTAAACCGAAACCCTCGCCCATTGTGCTGGCCAGTAGGACATCGGTGCCGTTGAACAATGCCGCCATCGCCTCGTTGGGGATGCCGTTGTGCATGGCGTGTTGGCTGACAAACTTAAAGTTGACCTGCTCTTGCAAGCCGCAAGCCTTCAACAGGAAGTCAAGGGCCAGCCCGCCGTAGTTGCCGAAACGTTCGGTGTGTAGATACAACCGCACATCAGGCTTGTCTTGCGCAAAGATTGAATACGCCAAGATGTTTTCAGCCCACGACTTGCGATGGATACCACCGGCGCTGCTGGCTTTGTTGGCGTTAATGATTGACACGACAAACAAACTGTCAGGGTCATCATGTTGGAAGCTCATCAGCTCGCGCCCGGTCTTGCCGTCATAGGTTGCACCAGGGTGATACATGTTGGTGTCAATTGCCATTGGAATATATCGCGCATCAGTTAAACCAGCGCGCTGCATCTGCTCGAATCCAAACATGGTCACCGCAATTGGTGTGATGTTTTGACGTTGTAAAACTTGCAACACATTGGGGGGTAGTGGCTGATGATCAACCATCGCCCACACCGATGTTGGCACGTCTTTCCACATTGCCTCAGGCATTGTCCACGCATCAAACAGGCAGACAACGTGGGCAGGTAGGTCAGGGTTTTCGCGCTTCCATGTGGTGAAGTTTGCGCGCACGGTGTCGTTGGAATAGGACTCGATTCCCATTGGAAAGATTGGGATGTCATTCCAGTCGCTGCGCATACCTTGCAAGCCATAATTGCAGTTGATTGCGACAGCGTGACCGTCACGTTTAATGCGTTCCACTGCTTGCGCGGTTTGCGTTCCATAGCCGGTTCCACACCAAGGTGCGTTGCTATGCCATAACAGTGCCATTGAATTATTCACAGGATTCTCCGTTCGCAGGGTGCGCAGGTTTGCAGGTGTGAAGTGTGGGAGACCAGTCCTGCGCCCCAATCTCCCACACAATTAAGTCACTGGTGCAACTGACTAAGCAGTGCCACCAATGAAGTACTTGACAGCATCGCTGCCGCCGCCACCAAGGTCACCATCAAGGCGAATGGTTGCGCGCCATGCGATTTGATCGGACAGGAAGTAAGCCTCATCCGAACGAACGATCTCCACGCCGCCAACGCTGCGTGTTATGAAAGCGCCCATATCACCAAAAAGGACTGACTTGGCTGCGGTGGCTTGGGCCACGACATATGGATTCTCAAAGACTGGGTATCCAAGGAGTGATCCAACCATGCCTTCTGTGGCGTAGGTTTGGAATAGGTAGCCTTCGGCACCCTTGAGCTGGCGAACGCTGCCCATCGTTGCGCGGGACATCATCCAGCCTGCACCTGGTTGCGCCGCGTAAAGCGAATCAACTGAGTGCATGAGTGAGATCAGGTTGTCAGCAGTGAACGCACCCGAAACTCCGGTGCCGCCACGAACGCCTGAACCTGCCGCAGTCACAATTCCGTTGGGCTGAACGGTGCCAGTTCCAACAGTGAGCAGTGAGTTTGCAGCTGTTCCCAAAGCGATACCCATTTGAGCGCCAAGGAATGCCTGCAAGTCAACGCCGGTGTCCTCAACAAGTTCACGCGATGCGACAACAAGTGTGCCGATCTTGTGGCTGCGCAGAGTTAGGTTGGTGAAGGTTGGGTCAGAGACAGCAAAAGTCGCGCCTTCAGCCGTGGCCGTTCCCGCCATTCTCGCATTTTCCACCGGAACTTTTATGTCGTTGCCACTGTTGGTGTTCAACAGGTTGATGACACTGCCATCGAGCATTGGCCCGGTGGTGAGCAACTTGGCCTGAATCGTTGCAAGGAATCCCTGCGGAACGGTTTCTGGGCCTTTGGTGCTGGTGTCGGTGTCAAGCGCACGACGCTCAAATGTGTGTGAGCGAATTTCTCCACGAGCCATTGCGCGCAGGATGTCTGAATCGCTGCGAACATCGGAACGCTTTGCATCGCTGCGAACCTCTGGTGCAAAAGACATTGCCTCTGCAACTTTGGCGTCACGGATTTCTGAACCGCGAACCTCGTTGATATGATCTTGACGGTTGTCCATTTCTGCGTTGAGTTGATCCCATGCGGTGCGCTCCTCAACGGACAGTTCACGCTTCTCTGACTCTGCGCGCTCAAGGTATGAACGTGCTGAGTACAGGTCTTTGTTCTGGGCTTCAATAAGCCGTTCCAAGTAAGACATGTTTCTCCTATGTGTATTTGATTAAGTCGCAGGAATGACAAGGGCGCGGCTCCGCTACCCAACAACGCTGGCCGGCTCCGGCCCTGCGCATAGTGCAGTGCTGGGAATCGCACCCAGTTGCCTGACAGTTTCAATGTGTGGTCAGGACTTTCTATTCACTGCGATACATCAGATGTTCAATTGCTTTGCAATCAAATCCAATTTGTTCATCAAAATCCCCATCGGCACGTTGGCCTCGGCGGGGACTTCATCAAGTTTGCCGGCGGCACTATCAACAACAGTGCGGAGCAAACTCGCCTGATCATCTGACAACTCACCAAGTTCCAACGCAGCAATTGCGTCAGTGAGTGCATCAAAGTCGGTTGAAGTGCGACGCGCAATGAGTCGTAGATTGCGAACGCTTGCTGTCGTGGCAGGGTAGGCAGCGGTCGAAGTGACAACTGAAACTTCATGCAAGCGCACTTCATTCAATGTGCGCTCAGCGCCGTTGTCACTCCATGAATCACGCACGGTTGAAAATCCGAAACTCATTGTCGAAACATCCCCGCGCTCAATCAACACACGCAAGTCGTTTGCGTAGGTGACATCAGGCAAGTCGGCTTCAACGAATAAACCGTCTGGGCGATCCTCAAGGCGCAATGTCTTTGCTCGCGTTGACGCCAGCACATGCAAGTCAGAATGGTTGACAAACATTTTGATGTCGTTGCGTGACTTGAGTGACCGCGTGAAAGCGCCAGGGGCGATGCGCTCAGTGAAAGGCAAGGGCAGGCTGGGGCTGTCGTATCGCGCTGCATATCCCATGAAGGTCATGCCGTCGCCGTTAGCAGCTGCGCGCAGCTCCAAAGGTTCGGTGTCAATTGTTCTGATCTCAAGGTCGCTCATTGTTGTCCTTCCTTGCAAGCGGTTTGATTCACGCTCGAGAAACCTGATTGCAGGCTGTGGGTTAAGTGGGTTGATTCCCCACAAGTAATGCGCAACTGCGCCGGCACCGGGCCAGTCAGGATGGTCGGGGTCGTTGTTCTTTGGTGCTCGCAAGTCAACGGCATGACGCTGTGACCAAGCAAAGGCTCTGATGATCTTGTCATCGGAAATGTTGCCGTCAGCCATTTCACGCGCCTCACGAACGGTTTGATCGGTAACGCCATCGCCGGCGAAACCTTCGCGCCTTAATTCAAGCCCACGCGCCGCCGCGTCTTGCATGTAGTTTGGCGGCGTTGCTCTTGTCTCAACAATTGTTGGCGCGGTTCTCCTAGTGCTGCGTGGATGATCCTCTGGCAGTAGGTCGTTGTCTGTGATGTATGCAGAGTTTTGTGGACGTCCGACGCGCAACAAATACAGGAAGGCGTTGACCCTAGCCATTGACCACGCAGCACGGGAAACACCGGGTCGGTGTGACGTACTGTAAGCGCCAGAGCCACGACGATAAACCGCCAGTAATGTGCCGACTCTTGCTCGCGTCCAACTAGGCCGATCCGCTGCGGTCATCGCGTCATTGTGTGCGGTGACTTTGTTTTCCAATGCGGTGCGCGTTGCTTCACTGACTTCAATGTCACCGCCACCGCCGGCAGCACTGCCCGGCTCGTTGGTGTCGCTTCCAGTTATTTGGTCAGATGGTGGCGCCGGTGCGCGTACTTCACTATCGTCCACATCATTATCATCGTCAGAATCATTGTCATCATCTTGATCAGGTTGCCATGCATTGCAATAGTAAGCGCCGTTCACATAATCATCCCAGCGAGTGCAATATGCCTTATCACCTTGAATGTTTGTTTCGTCATAGAAAAAGCAATTGCCACAGGCGCGACCGTCGGGAACGTCAAGGGCGAGTGCTGGCCGGTAGTTATCTGGCAGCACGCGTTCACCACCTGGCTCCATATCCTCAGCGATACTGACAGCCACCATTTGAGCAATCGCGTCAGCTTTAGTTTGATGACAGCCGATCACTTCACCGTCATCTTTGATGGTTGCCCAGCCACTGCAACCTTCCGCTTTGTCTGTGATGAAATACGGCATCAGGCGTCATACCTTTGAATCAGAACACCAAGCTTCACACCAGTCGGATCGCTCAAGGCGAACAAGGCTTCACCAGGTAGAAGTTGGAGCTGCAAACTGTCACCCGGATCGAGGTGTGGAGAGTTGGCCGTGCCAGCGGTGGCGCTGCCGTAATGAATATAATCATTGCCGCTTTTGCTCATATTGTGCAAAGTCACATATTGAGGATTGACCGATGCCTGCGCCACAAGTTGCGCGCTAGTTGTGCAACTCACAATGCTGTTCGTCATGGTCATGTCGTTCCACCTAAGTAAAGTTCCTCAACGTCAACGCCGGACTCGCCAACCTGTGCAGCATTTTGCAACTGCACACTCGGCAGGCCAGTGTGTTCCATTGGTGGCAAGTCAAGTGCAGTGACAACGTCGTTGGGATTGAATCCAACGCCGATCAAACGCACGGCCATGCCAACACGCTTGTCAGTCTCCACAATGTTCGCGGCAGCAAGATCAACGTGTGACAACGGCACGCGCATCACATCGCCGCCTTCAACGTTGCGCAAGTCCTCGAGGCGCCTTATGTCATTGATGGAAAGGAAACCAGCCTGCACACCTTGCGAATAGGCGGCGTAGCGGCTTTGGATGTCACCGCGCAGCAAGCCTTCCATGTTGAACTTCAAAAAGGCACCCGGTGAGATTGGCGTGAGCAAACGCCCAAACGCTTCCTCAAGTTTGTAAATGATTGGCCGCAGGGTCACTGTCACAAACGAAACGCTGTCTTGCTCTTGGCTGGCGTAGGCTCGAGCGCCTGGTACTTGCGATCCTAAAAGACTTGGCTGCAACTTGAATATCCGCGCCACTTCCTCGACCGCAAACTTTTTGGCTTCAATCAGTTGCGCCTGTTGCGCGTCATCAGACATGCGTTCAAACTTTGCGCCGCCGGTCAGAATGTTTGGCCGGTGTGCGTTGCGCATTCCGTGGCTGTTCTTTTCAAACTGTTCCTTGAGCCGGTCAGCCTGCTCGCTGGTCATGTCGCCAGGGTAGGAAATGATCCCAGAACTCACGGTGCCTTGGCCAAAGTATCGGGCGGAAAACTCGTCAAGGGCGCGGGATATTCCCAGCACATCTTTGAGTTGATCAACGCGTGATTCGCCTTTAATGTCGCCGGCTTTGCGCATGTCCGTAATGTGGATCATGTCCTCGCCGGGGATGACAATGCTGTTGTCAAAAAGGAACTCGATGAAGCCGCGAGCGTTGCGCCGTGGCGTCACGCGCATTGGGTCAAGGTTCGACAATGCCAAAACGCTGCCATCAGTGTCGCGCAAAATGCGAGTGTACGAATTACCCGCCAGTAGCATTGAAATAATTATGGTTTGGTAAAAGTCGCTACGTCCAACGGTTGGGTCTGCCTCTGGTTGATCAATCCACATTGGCTTTGGTCGAAATGGTAGGCGCTCACCATTGGCGCGGAAAAACACATCAAGGGGCAAAGTCGAAACAGTGTCAGCAATCAACCGCACGGCAGAATACACCACGCCGATTTTCATTGCAGCTGTCTGATTCATCTGCACACCGGCAAGGGTTTGCTGACTGAAAGTTTGATCAGATAGGAACAGCGATTGGAAAGTGAGCGCCCGTTCCTCTGTCGCTGGTTTTATTAAACGCCCAAGCATCACTCACGCTCCATTACAATACCAAATAGGACAAGGCCAAGGCCGGCAACAATTACGCCGGCGGGAATAAACATCAAGGCTGCACCAAGTGCGATGGCGGCAATGCCAGCAATCTGCAAAACGTTTGCGATCATTGGTGCTCCTCAATAAAAGTTGACATCAGGTGCTTCAGGTTCGTGCTCATGCACCCAGGTTGCGCGGTCGAAGGCCATCACAAAAGCAACCGCCGCGTCAATCTTGCGCGGTGAATTGCGGTGTTCTTTGGTTATGCGCGGGCCGAGCCTGTCAGTTTTGACAACACAGTTGTTCAGGTGTCGCACAAGTGTTGGGTTGTGATCGTGCAGAATGTTGCCAGACATAACGGCGTCATAAGTCTTTGCCGTTGCTGGCACCATGCGCGCCGGACTGCTCGAGTTGTATTCAACAATAGGCAGGCCTGCCGCCGCAAGTTCCTGCATGGAACGCTGCCAGCGGAAAGGGTCACACACAACCTCTGTCACATTGAAGTCGCGGCAGGTATCCATGATGGTTGCTTCAACTTGTGCAATGTCAACACGCCAGTCATCAGTGTCGTTTGGTTGTTTCTCCCACGATTTGATCAGCCACGCCGTCGGCTTTGATTCCACGGTGACGCCGACAAGGGCAGTTGAGTCGCCAGAGAACGAACCATCGAAACCAACGATGATGGGCACCGTGTGGTCAGGTGGTTCGGCTTTCGGCAAGTTGTCCCAGGCACCAGAGGGCAGCCACGCTGTCTGCGCGTTGACCCATTGGTTCATTCGCTTTGTGCGAAACTCATTTTCCGGTGTGCGCTTGACGGCAGATTCAAAGTCCTCGGGGTCTTGCAAGTCGCCAAAGCCGGGGTTTGCAGCCAACCACGATTTCTTTTCACGGTGGTCATCGGCGTCTTTGGATTGCCACCATGCCATGAAAAATGAGGGGTCGTCAACCTCGCCGCTGGCAACCTTTTCGCCATACTGGTAAAGCCGGTAACAGGTTGAATCTTGGCCGGTGCTGTCACCTTTGACGCCGGCGGTGGTGATGCCAAGGGTCAATGAATCAACACGCGCGGCCTGCGCCAGCGACATCACGTTCCACAGTTCGTCATTGGGGGCGGCGTGCAGCTCGTCGTACAACACCAAAGTTGGTGACAAACCTTCCTTGGTGAACGCCTCAGATGACAGGACGCGGTAAACGCTGCCGGTGCTGGGCACCTCAATGGCGTCCCGATAAGTCTTGGTTATCGCTGCCAACTCTGGCGAGTTTTCCACCATGGACTTGGCGCTGCCAAAGACAATGCGGGCTTGGTCTCTGTCGGCGGCGCAACTGTAAACTTCACCGCCACGCGGCCCCATGATCAGACCATGCAAGGCGATGCCTGAACCGATGGCGCTCTTGCCATTCTTGCGAGCAAGACCAACCAAGGCAGTGCGGTGTCTGAGTCGTCCATCAGGTCGGCGGGCAAACAGATTGGATAGCAACTCACGCTGCCACGGTCGCATGATCAAAGGTTGCCCGGCGTTGCCGCCAATGGAATCCTTGACCTGTGGACACATCTGCTCAATGAAGTCACACACAAGGTCGCCATCGCCACGCTTACGATCAGCGGCAGGGACTTTGGTTAGCAGCGCAGGTGGCCAACCTTTTGTGGCCATTATCGTTGCGCAGCCCTAGCCTGCAACGCCTCAAGTTTAGACAAACCGCGAACCTCGGCGACGCCCATGCGAGTGCGGTCAACCGGGGTGAATCCAAGGGCTGACAGCGTTGACTTGATCTGGTCGTCAATGTTACGCAAGGCAACACGGTCACGCCATTCGCCTTCACCAGATAGGACATACTCACGCAAGCCTTGACGTTCATCCATTGTCTCGGCAAGCATCTGCACAATTTCGATGTCGGTGTTGGGTGATAGCCACACGGCGCCTTCACTCCACACGCGATTCCACAGGCGCTGGCCTTCATTCATCAAAGGGCGCAGCGTTGGCGGAATGCCATCGGCGGCAGGCAGCGCGATCAATGAGGCAACGGCAGGCAGGGCGCGTTTGCCTGGGTTGCCAAGTTTGCGCTGTTGTTCGATTGGCTTTGGTGGGTTTGGCATGTGGTCACAATCCTTATTCGCAGGTAAACTAGACAGGCAAAGACTCGACAAGTTCAGTGATGTTGGCAAGGCGCGCAGGGAACTTGGAAAACCTGCGACCCGTCACGGTCATATATCGCCCGCGGTCGTACACTTCAACGCCGTCACCGCGCCGACCTTTGCCAATTTCGGCAAAACCAAAGATGTGTAAACCCGTGCCAGATGGTGAAACTTCAACATAAGTGTCAGGACAACGCGCCAGAATGTCACGCGCCCACGGCAATGCGCGACCGTCAACAAGACAATGATCAAGATCAATGCAGGCAATGCCATCGCCAGCGAGAACAAAGCCAACACCGTCACCGATGTCGGACTGAGCAACGCTGTCAAAGTCAGCCCACGTTTGTGGGTTGGTGCTCGAGGCGTTGCGACCGTCAACGGTCAGCGGCACTTTCTTGCGATGTCGCACCCAGCGTGGCAACGCCATCAGTTCCCGTGGTGGCTGCCGGCGTGAGTAGGCAACGCGGCACTTGGTCGAACAGGTCAACGCGCCGGCGCGAGCTGTGAAAAGTTGGTGGCATTGCGCGCAGGTCATGGTGCAATCATAGGGGAATACAACGGTTTTCGCGTTGTAACACTTAAGAAATCAGGGGCTATCTCAGCGACTTAGGCGGCATGACTTTGCCGAACCTGCAACGGTTGGCGCGCTCAATGTGCTACGGTCTCACCGTGGCCACAATCAACGCCTGCGGGCATCCTGCGGCAAAGGGTCGAAATGCGGATGCGCACGCGAGGCTAATATTCGGGTAGTTGCCCCTCACGAATGGGCAGTTAGACCCCACCCCGGGGTTTTTCTCCCCTACCCCTTTTGATATTACAACTTCGATGAGCAGGCAACAGCGGCGAATCAATCTCACCAGCAACGACATGGTCGGCCTGCCAAGGGTCGTTAGGTCGTGCGGTCTCTCCACAAATCCAACAATGGGTGGCAGCCTCGCGCACTGCCTTGGCCCGCTTGCGATAGTCGCCACCATAATGTTGGCGCTTGCTTTGATCTCTGTTTGCTTCGATGCGTTGACCATGTTCCAATCGGCAAGGTTCACACCGACTGCGGTTGGTCGTCAACTTCCCACACTGTAGGCAGGGGCGGCGCACGCCTTGAATCATTTAGTCGGTGACAACCTTGCGGGTCTCAGTGGGCTTGATTACCCTCTGCTCGATTTCGACATCCCCCTGCACCAATCGGGTTATCGCGTCAACGATTGATGGAGTTACATCAGAGACAATGCCAAAGGTGGGAGCGCCGGTGACGCCATCAATGGCGGCTTGAATGTCTGCGCGGGTGATGTCAGCCATGATTTAGTTCTCCGATTCTTTGCGTTGATCTAGTACGGCGTCAAGGTATGCGCGCCAAGCTGCGCCGCGTTCGTCAACGGGGACTTGGTTCAGATAGGTCAATGCCTCATCAATGTCGCTCAATGTTTCCATGACCTATTCCGTTGAATGAGTTGGCGCCATTGGTAAGGGGAACAAACCAACGGCGCCAAAGTTTATGTGGGTGAGTGTGACGATATCTGTGTGCTGTTGCGTATCAAATGGAAACGCTTGCGCACACTGCAGTCAACATGAAAGGTTGCGACTGTTGCAACGTAGCACAATATAGCGGAAGTGCTGCCGGTTTGTCTATGGGGGGTCAGTTACGCCGTGCTGATGTGCCCACAAGTGCGCAACATAATCAGTCGCATCGCCGTCTAGTTCCATGTTCACGCGCTGGCGCCAGCGGCCTTGCGTGATGAATGTGACGGTCACAACCGGAATCAACGCGTGGCAAGCGGGGCAGTATGCCGTCACGATTCGTTCATCTGTTTTGGTCACGCCGTCAGCCCGGTGATGTCGTATCGCCCGCGTTCGCGTTTGATCTTGCCGGCCTTGGCCCATTGGCGCAGGGTGCGTTCGGAAACGCCAAGGTATTGGCTGGCGGCCTCGGCGTCAACGTAGATGCCGCCGTTGGCGGTGGCAGCGCCAACGTACAACAACCGGCCAACGCGCCAGTGTGTCTTGCAACCGGGGCAACTGACGAGGTTCTCGAGGTCAACGTCAGTGATCTTGATGGGCTTGCCGCAGGTGGCGATGCCGTCAGCGGTGTCAACGTCGGCGGGGCAGGGAATCACCCAGGAGTTAGGCGGCGTTTCGTTGGCGCCTTCACGCATTGCCGCCCATTGTTGGCGCAGCTCGCCGGCGAATAAGTCAATGGCGATGTGATCGGTGCAGGCGCGGTGCAGCCATGTTTGCAAGAAATCGCA